CGTGGTCTGATAGCACTACTGAGTTAAGAGTAGCCACTACGCCGTTTGATAAGAAAATTGCCATTAGGGCTATTCCTCTACTTTCTGTGTTGTTGTTTCTTTTGGTTGGGTTTCTTTAATCTCTTTTGGCAAGTCTTGGCCAATTTTGATTAAAAATGCTTTTTCTTCATCTGTAAGTGCCATTAGTTAGCTCCAGCTCGTTAGTACGGATATTTGTAAATCTGCAGTTAATAAATCACCGCTTGCAACACTTAAAACGCTTGGTGCAGATACAGAGGTAACATTGAATACGATTGCACTTGCAGCAAGTTTAGCAAACACAGCCACGATAGTATCTTCTATGCCTTGTAAGTTTCCTTCATTTGAAAACATTGGCACCGTCATAATGACCTTTAGGTTGGCCATAGGAGAGATGCTGGCGTAAGAATTATTGCTAGGGCTTATGTATGGGTCAGCCGGTGCAACTACAACGCTGTTAGCTAGAATTGTGCTGGGCGGGTACGCAAAAGTACTCCATACGCCAGCGTTAGCTAGAGCTGCAGCTACCGTGCTACGTAAAGTAGTTATTGCCGCTGTCATCATCCAACCATTCCGGCGGGCGAAAGATAATTTGCTAAAAGGCCTCTTACGGATGCCAAAAGCGTATTTGACATTTTGAAGGGGCTCGGACTATAACCATCTACGCTAGTGCCGCCGTTTTGTGTACTAAACCGTGAAGTCCAGATATTCTCAGCTAGCATTAAAGCTGCAGCGTTAATAGCTGGGGTGTTCGCATAGGTAGCGGTTTTTGTATCGTCACCTGTCATAGTGCCATAAGGCAATACGCGCCTAAAGTTTTGGTCAGCCGCTACTTTTGCATATTGTATAAAACTATAGCCCTGTGGGTATTGCCAGTAATTTAGCTGCATATTAAACGCAGGCAAGATATTAGCTGTGCCTGTGCTAAATGGAATTGTGCCTGTGATTGTGTAAGTACCGTTAAAGGTTGACCCAGCCCCGGCAACTGTTACCGATTGGCCCGTAGTAAAGATGCCAGGGTTGGCAACCATAACTGTAGCGACATTAGACACTAACGCGGTACCGACTACGGGCGCGCTATCAAACCACAAAAAGCCGTTAATTAAATCTTGTGCGGCTTGGCAAGTGTCCTCTATCCAGGTATAAGAATCGTACAAAGTACCAACGCCCAACGATGCTTTTAATGTCGCGGCGGTCACATATGTAGCTGGCACTTGTGTACTCCTATCTTACTTAGGTTTGGTAAGCCTCAAAGGGCTAAGAGGCCTACCAAACTATTAGTGGGTTTTCTTAGGTGAAGTTGTAACGGATAATACCCTTAGGCATCTTGGCAATAGTTGCCATATAGCCATAGATAGCTACCTGCACCTGTAGGTTGGATACTACGTTTACTGACATATAAGCAGTAGGTGACTGATAAACAGTAAATGCCTCAGGCGCAAGAATAATCGCTGAATCATCCACAGTTGTAGTAGCCGCAAAGTTCTTATCAACGTATAGGTCTAGGCCTAGTACGTTGCCTCGAATTGAGCCAGGTTGAGTCAACCCGCCCGCATTCATTGGCTGACTAGCTGAGTAAATTGGGCGCCCTGTTGTATCGGATGCACCCATTAGTAGCTGCCATTGTGAACCGTTAGCAATATAGTTCTGAGCATAGTAGCCAGTAGCCTCGTAAACAAGACGTGCAGCCTCAGATGCGTAACCAATAATGCCTGCAGATGTAGCAGCTTGTGCTGTTGTAGCAACAGTACCCGCTGTAATAAGTGCAGCGTTAACTGTTGTATCAAGAGTCTTTAGGTAAGCATTTTGTAGCTGTGCTGTGAGCTCAGCATAGAAGTTAGGGTCTGAGCGCTCTAGCAATTCGATACTAAGAGTATTCATACCTGAGTACTTAGAAATTGTGCCTGTAAGGTATTCAGTAACCATACCTGTATTGGCAACTGCTCCGCCTTCGGCTTCAACAGTTACAACAGGTGCAACGCCTGACTTACCGCCTGCAGATGTAACAAGAGAAGGCACGTTAATAGTCATACCGCTAGCTGGCAAAACTCCACGTGAACACGCGTCAATAGATGGTGTACCAAAACGTGTGTTAGTTGGAAACTCTGATAGGTACTGAGTCGGTGAAAATGCAGGGTTAGTACTAAAATCATCGTCGGCGGCCGTCACGAAAAGTTTTGACTCTTCATTACCTAGCGCAGCTTTGATTTTGTGTTCTGTGTATGCACCCATTGAAGTAATAGGTGTACGTACGCGCTGTGAATTAAGTGCGCTTGGTAGGATGATTTTACGAGCTGCCTCTACTGTAGGTGCAGCCTGCTCTGTGGCATCTACTGCCTCAGGTGCGTTTGAATCGGGGGCTGTAGTCACAGCGGCCTCGCTTTCGGGTTCGGTTTCGGTTTCGGTTTCTGTCTCGGTTGTTACTATGTGCGTAGTTGTAACTTTAGTAGTCGCTGCCTCTACTGGCATATTGCCTGCAGCTGCCGCAATTTTTTGCACCGCAGCGCTAGCAAAGGCAGCGCTCTCTACAAGTGATACCTCGCGTAAGGTAGCAGCGGTGACCAGGAGATAGTCCTTTTGGGGCTTTGATGCAGTAACTTCTACACCAACGGATAAGCCATCCATAAGTTGTTCCTGGGCTAGCAAAATTGCATCGCTTCCGCGTGATGAGGCACTTACTTTGAAACTTGCATATAAACCGTCTTTAGCAGATGTCATACTCTGCATACGACCTACCACGGCTGAATTATCGTGTGCCATTAAAAGTTTTACTTTACTTGTTTCAGGTGCAGTAATTGAACCCTCAGCAAAAACTACTTTACCGGCGCTTGTATAACCAATTTCACCATAAGGTGCAATTTTGCCTGAAATCATACGGCGTTCGCCGCTATCTACTGCTTCTATATTGCCACTAAACGTTAAGTGCATTATTGCCGTTCCCTTCATTAAGGCCACTAGGGCTTAGCTGTTCCATACTTTGCGCTTGCTCTAAATCTATTAAACCTAAATTAAGCATTTTCTCTATTGCATCTAAACGCGCTGCAGTATCGGCACGTAGGAAAGTTTCGTCTAGAGCAAAGCGGACTACGTTACCGTGCGCCGTAATATCATCCATAGATAAACGATTTTCAATAGCGCTAATAAAAGGCTGCAAAGAATATGCTACAAACTCTTTACGGCCATCTAAGATATTTTGGTAAGTCATTGAATTATTCATATCCGCGCTTATGTAATATGCAGGTACGTTCATTAAACGCGCTATCTGTGTAGCTAAATATTGGCTAGCCTCGTTATACATCATATCTTTAGGGCTAAAACCAATATTTTGTATATCGAGAGTGCTAGTTAAAAATGCAGTTGACCGGCTATTTCTTGCGGCCTTCCAAGCAGCTAAGATGCCGCTAACTTGTGCCTCAGGTAAATCCGCACCATTATTTTTTATCACAGAGGTGGCCATTGGAGTTGAGGCGGCAACGCTTGCGGCTTTTTCAATATCTAAAGCAGCTTGAATTGTACGAGCACCTGTTTCTAATACTCCAGGTAACAAAGATTGAAAAGTAACAAGTGAACCAATACCCGACATTGGCGCACGTTCGCCGTTAACGGTGTAATAGTCAATTTGGTCACCGTATTTATCAGTAGTAACTGTTACGCGAGTGTTAGCTACCCATTCAAAACCGCTAGGCCGTCCATCGTCCTGGTACACGCTGGAGACTTTTAGGTAGGCCACCCCGTAGAACAGTAACGAGTCCACTAAATATGCAATAGTAACGCTGCGTGGCTGGCGCATATCAAACTGGTCTAGCCACAATGGCGATTCTAATTTCACGCCTGTAGATTTTTTGTATAACTCTAAATCTATACTAGAGATTACGCCTGCAATTAAATTACGGCAACGATTAACAGCCGGCACTTGTAATGCAGTAAATCTATCCATAAATGGCGCACCGTTGCCGGTTCCATACAGGCCACCGTAGCTATAAACACCTACGCCGTAACCTTGTGACATAACGGCAGGAGCTAACTGGGCTGTAACATCTTTTTTAGCTATGCCTAAAGTTTGCAATATACCCATAGGGCGAAGTGTAGGTTATCCACAAGCAAAAGGTTTACTTAACCTTCGGCGTGTCTAGATATACACCTTAGGCTGAGATATTGGCTTATCAAGATGCAAAGCCAGCATACACATACCGATTACGGATGCCACAGAACCGCTAGATTTTTTACGTACCACTCTCCAGGCTGAATCGTTGCTTTTAGCCGCTACTGAGTCCATAGCTAGGTTGAGGACAGGCTGGTCACCGTGAACAACCCTACGGTTATCTATTGCATCTTTGAAAATCGAACACGCATTATAAAACTGAGTCCCGCTGCAGTCCTCTACTTTAACGCCGGCATTATGGAGCCTGTCGGCAATATGCTGGCCTGTAAACTTGTCAAAGAGTACAAGCTTAGGTAGCCAATCATCGCAGTACTGCTTTATATCAGCTGCTATTTTTAATTGGTCAATAGCTCGGTCAGATTCCCACGTTTTAACAAGGCTAAGGCCAATACGTCCATCGGGCAATACCGCTCCAGCTACAAGTGATGCGTGGCGGCCGGCGTGTGGCTCAATATCAAAAGCAAACATTGTGTACATACCTGGCGCCATAACTAAGGATGTATCGGCGCACTCCTCCCAGCTTCCCGGTGTCCAGGGGCTTGTATCTGTACCAATCCACTTGCATAAAGTCTCTGTCATTACAGCTGCGTGTGTTGAGGTAGCGATAATTTCCTCTATAGCATCCTCCGTAATCAAAGTACCGAGAGATGGATTAGCCATAGCCCAGTTAGCTCTATCCCATATGTCACAATTATCCGGGGCGCTGTATTCGTAATACCCAACCGATTTAGGCGGCTTGCTCAACGAGCGCTCGCGCATCTCATTTAGCACGTGGCTCTCTTTATGGCCGGCGTTACTTGTGTAAAAGCGCTGGCTATTAGGACGTGTCAGCGTAGTTGACTTTACGGCATCTAGCGCCTCTACTCCGCACTCGCGTAACTCATCAACCCAAACGCAATCGGCACTAAGTCCACGCGCTGAATCAGTAGTAGCTGCAACTACTTTAACCTCAGCTCCATTTTCTAGGATTATGCGCTCATTACCATTAGTGCGCTTATAGGCCTTGTCTATGTTGCCACCTTTCACCTGGGCTAAGAGGTGTGGGGTGCGCTCGATGATACCTGCCATTATTTCTAAAGACTTAGATGCCATCTGTCTCTGAGACGACATAATCAAGATATTACGCTCACCAAAACAGAATAGGCCTGCTAGTACGCGCATCCGCATCATATGAGATTTTCCGGACTGCCTTGCACACACAAATAACGCAGACTTTTTTATAAACATATTTTCATCGTCAACGGCGCACATATCGGTAAGGATTAATTTTTGCCACTCTAATAATGGCTGGCCAATAGATTCAGCTAGCGCAACTATCTCACCTATGCGTGATTTTGTGTCCAGCCAAGGCGTGTTAAGCCGTGGATGAGTTGCCCCTCGTAAGGGCTGTTTAACTTCGGTTAGCAATCGTCTAGCCTGCCTGTAAACCGCGTGTCATCGGGCCTATGTGAACCGTCTCGACCATTTTTGGGGAAAAAGAGGACGA